CAAAACCATTTATTAAACCAACAAATTCAGGGAAAAAACACTATTGGAAAACTCCACCTGATTTGTATAAAAAGTTGGATGATGAATTTCATTTTGATTTTGACCCATGCCCTTTTCCTAGACCAGATGATTTTGACGGATTGGAAGCTGATTGGGGAAAGAGTAATTATGTTAATCCACCATTTACAGGTGGTGTTATGGCCTGGGTTAAAAAAGCATTGAAAGAAAGAGAAAAAGGAAATTCAACGGTAATTATATTACCGGTTTATCAGAGTAGAGCCATAGCACTGGCTTGTGAGGAAGGTGCCGAAATCAGATATGCCGGGAAACCAGAATGGCTAGCCTTGGAAGATGATAGTATTTCACCAATTAAGGCAACTGATCGAAACCCATGTTTGTTACTAATTATTAAAGCTAATTGACAATCAATAAAAAATTTACTTAGTTTGCAGATAAGATGAGCAAATACACTGAGGAAAACCCTTTTAATTTAACGAGTAAGCAATTACAGTTTTGTGAAGCATATCTATTTCACGAAGATTGTAGATTCAATGGAAGTGCTAGTGCAAAGTTGGCCGGATATAGTGAAAAAACAGCAAAACAGATAGCTAGTCTAAACTTGTCTAAAGTTGACATCATAAAACACCTGGCATATTTGGAAGATAAGTTCTCAAAAGAATTACAAAAAAGAACAGCCAAGGATGCTGCAGATATACTTAATCTGGTGATCAATAAAGATTATGAAATGGAATACAGCCCGGTAAATATGGTTGCTGCATTGGAACTCAGTTTAAGATTACACGACAGATTCCCAAAGAAAACACTACCAATACACGGCCCGGAAGGTGAGACGATTGAAGTTTCGGAAGGAACACAGGTGGTATTTGTATTGCCGAATGAAAGACCACTGCCACAGATGCCATCGGAAGAAAAACCACCGGAAGTAAAGCCAGTGGTTAAGGAAGAAAAGAAAGATAATCCTGTTAAACAACTAATATTACAAACACTAAAAAAAGGAGTAAAGCCATGACTATAAAAAAAGTCAGCTACAAAAACGAAATAATGGAGGTCCATTATGAAGTTGATAAAAAGAGTGGGAAGCCTGATGAATATACAGTCAGGAGTGGAGATAAGCCACTGCCAGCGTTCAGAAACCTGTTAATGAAGCTGAGAGATTCGGTTGTAAGTCTCTTGGAACTACCACAAAATGATGATGAAGTAAAGAGAATTACTGTAAACCAGGTCAGTTTCGATTACAGTGGTGAGAATGATATTATGGGTGCAGTAATATCAGCAAAGCGAGCATTGAATCACTCATCAGGTGTGATGGCACTGAATACACCACACAAATTTGCAAAGACTACATCAAAATCCGGGAAGGGTAATTCAGCCCTGGTATTTGATAAGCCGGTTATTTCTCTGCTGGATGAACTGATCGAAGAAGTTGAGAAGTATGTAAATGGTGAAAGAGTTCAGGAAGATCTGTTCAAAGAACAGAAAGCACAGGCAGAAACAAAAGTTCAAAAACCCGATAAAGTTGGTAAGAAAGAAAAAAAGGAAAAGCAATCGAAGAAGAAATTTCATATTCATCCACAAGGACCAGAACTTCCGGGTTTTGCTGTTAAAGCCAAAGGAAAGTATTTGACAATTGGTGGTGGATATGCAGTTAAGTTGACTGCCCTGGTAAGTGAGGAAGGTGTGTTACAGGACAGCATACACGAAGGAATGAAGGAAATCGGTTACGCTGGCAACAAATTATTATTTGAGGTTGATGGAGGATTGTTACAGATACATTCTGCAGTGATTGATTACAAGCAGCTGAACAATGATTCACTTGCTAAAAATGCTATTGAAGAACTGATTCAGGATTTTATTGATCAGCCGATATTGAGATTAAAACCCTTGAAAAGTGTTGATATGGTTACAATTCAGGGAGTTGCAACGGCATAAATGAAAGAGGTAGTAATACATAGCTGGGGTGGTGGCACTCAGAGCATCGCCCTGGCTGTTCTATATATCTTAGGTATATTACCAAAACCAGATCATATTGTGTTTGCTGATACATCGAGAGAAGCTAGCGAAACAATGGAATATTTTGAGAATAATCTTAAATCCATTTTACAAAGAGAGAGGTTGGATTTCCATATTGTTTCACACGATTATGCGACAGTTGATTTGTATGGGAAAAACAGTGATTTGTTAATCCCGACCTTTACTGCTACTGGTAAACTTCCAACTTATTGTAGTAATGAATGGAAAAAGAGAGTAGTTTCAAGATATTTGAGGAAAGCACTTCATATAAAAAAATGTAGAATGTGGATAGGATTCTCAATAGATGAACTTGAAAGAATGAAAGACAGTGGATTACAATGGATAAAAAACGAATATCCGCTGATTGATATGAATATAACAAGGGAAGAATGTAGGAAAATAGTGTTGGATTTTGGTTTACCGGAACCACCACGATCATCTTGCTGGTGCTGTCCACATCGTAATAATGATGAATGGCTAAGATTAAAAAACCATTATCCAAAGGATTTCAACAAAGCCATAGAATTGGAAGAAAAAATAAATGTTGATGATGAATTATATTTACATCGTTCATTAGTAAAGTTAAAAGATAATGATTTTAAGAAAGGTCCTAAGAGGGAGAACTCTTGTGAGACAGGGCATTGTTTTACATAATTTGAGGTAATAAATGAAAACTGCATACCAGATTAGAGATGAACAACGCAAGGCAGCAGAAGATTTGCCGACTGAAACCAAAAAAATATTTTGGGAAGCAATGCTTAAAGGTAAAAATGTTGGTGAAGCAAGGGAAATAGCTAGCATTAAAGATATACACATAGCAGCAGAATTGGTTTTGATTTGCCACAAGACAATACATTTACCAATGAACCTAGAAGAAATCAAATAAATATTTATAACGCCCAGATCAGCCTTGCTGCATCTGGCAGTTATGCTGTAAATAGAATATGAATACACTTGAGATAAAATATACTCCGGTTCCATTGAAAAAGCATCAGATAATGATGAAGCCAAACAGTGAGCCGGAGTGGGAATTTCTGACCAGCCCGGAATACGAAGTGCTTTACGGGGGTGCTGCAGGTGGTGGAAAGACGTGGTGCTTATGTGCTGAGAATATGAAGTATAAGGATTATTCCAGATACACAGCGATCATATTCAGAAGGACATATCCACAGTTGATGGGTTCAGTATTCCCGATTGCCAGCGAAATGTATCAGGCTGCGGGTGCAACGTGGCATGAGCAGAAGAAAACATTTGTATTCCCCAGCGGTGCAAATGTAAGACTTGGTTACATGCAATACATTGATGATTGGGAAAACTATCAGGGACATGAATACGCTAGACATCTGTATGATGAATTAGGACAGTTCTACGAAGATCAATACATTAAGCTGGCACCTTGGTGCAGATCTAAGGTTGATGGAATTGAACCCAGAAGAAGGGCTTCTGCTAATCCCGGTGGAATTGGTCATTTATGGATTAAGAAACGATTCATTGATACATGCCCACCAGAAAAAGCAGGTGGAAAAAGGTGGAGTGAACTTGCAAAGGTATGGTGGCAGCCAATGAAACCAGGACAAACACACTTTGCCAGACTGAAATATCCTGATGGCACAATAAAGTATCAATCCCGGAGGTTCATTCCCAGCAGAGTATTTGATAATGTGGATATGTTGAAACGTAATCCCGAGTATGTAACCAACTTATTAACACTGCCGGAGAGAATGAGAAGGGCTTTGCTGGAAGGTGATTGGGGTGCATTTGAAGGCCAGTTCTTTAAGTTTAATTCTGATGATCAGGAAATAACGCCATTTGTAATTGAAAGAGAATGGCCGTTGATTGCAGCACTGGACCCGGGTTGGGGTGGACACACCAGCTATTCACTTGCTGCAGTTGATTTCAGCAATAACTATTACAGAATTGCAACGTATTACGATGAAGGAAAGAATATCATCAAGAATGTAAAGGGAATATTGAAGTTCACAAAGTCATTGAACTTAACCCGAGGAAAGATGCCGGATTATGTTGTAGCTGACCCGGCTGCATGGGCCAAACGTGATCTGAACGCAATTACTGAGGATAACAGAACATTCGCTGATTTTATGGAACAGGCTGGATTCAGAATGGAGAAGGGATTGAATGACAGGCTAACCGGATGGGCGAATATGGTTACAATGATGGAACAGAAGGATGAACGGACTGGCAAACCAAAGTATTTTGTATTCAGGAATTACAATGAACCATTTATGGAACAAATTGTAGCTGCTGTAGGTGATGAAAAGGTGCCAGGAGATTTGGAAGGGCGAGGCCGTGACCCTAAATTACCATATCACTGTTTGGATGAAGAACGCTACAGGCTGATGGCGATAGCTTTTCCTGATCAGATGGACCGGCCAAAAACAGAACTTGAAAGAATTGTGGATGATGAAATAGAATCATCCGAAGATAAACACACAGTAATGGGAGTATAAAAAAATGAATAAAGAGATTGAAATGCGTAAATGCCCTATTTGTGAGGTAATACGCACACAAAAAGAAACTGATTACGGTTATTGTATGGTTTGTGGTTATGATGAAAATAAGTTTGAAGAATCAGACGATGATGAAGATGATTATATTGAGGACCCGAGCATAGACCCAAAACGAAATCCCTTGGAGTAATATATGACAAAGAATAATACTGAAATTGTTATTTTTATGGTTGTTACAGCTATTCTCTGGTTGCCATTAGCCCTTATTCTATTTTGTGTGAGGGCAAGCATTTTTATAAGTAGAGAATGGTATGAAAAAATATTTATTAAGGAGGCGTGATGGCAAAAACTAACATTGAATGGACTGACGCGGTATGGAACCCGGTAACTGGCTGCACAAAAGTAAGCCAAGGGTGTAAGAATTGCTATGCTGAGACTATAGCAAACCGATTCTGGAAAGATAGGAAGTTTACTGATGTTGTTTGTCACGAAGATAGATTAGAACAGCCTTTGCATTGGAAAAAGCCTAGAATGATATTTGTTAATTCAATGAGTGATCTATTTCACGAAGATGTGCCGTTTGAATTTATAGATAAGGTATTTGCAATGATGTGGATTACCCAACAGCATATTTACCAGATTCTTACTAAAAGACCATTACGGATGCTACGGTATATTGCTGAAAGGGGCTATGATATGAATATTGACAAAAACATTTGGCTTGGTGTATCAGTAGAAGATCAGAAAACTGCAGATGAGAGAATACCGATATTGCTGGAAACCCCTGCAGCTGTAAGGTGGATTTCGATTGAACCACTGCTGGAAGATATAAGCAGTTCTTTTATGCGATGGACTATGGAAATGGAGGGCTGGATTAAAACGAATGAAATATGGATAGTTGTTGGTGGTGAATCGGGACCGAAAGCCAGGGGATGTAATATTGAATGGATTAGAGAGATAGTAAATATCTGCAAACTTCAAAACATTCCGGTATTTGTTAAGCAATTAGGAAGCAATCCTGCACCATATCCCAATTTTTTTGATAAGAAAAGTAAAAACAATGAAATATGGAAATTTCCAGAAGATTTGCAAATCAGAGAATATCCCAAAATAAAAAAATAGTTCCACACCCCTATTGACAATTAGATAAAAATTACTTTCTTTTGCGTGAAACATTTTTCTATTTATGAGAAATCACTCACAATGAGGTAAGTAAGATTGACGAAGTAGCTCTTCAACAGCTAGCTGACGATTTGAATTTGGCCATTAACAGGCTGAAATGTTTGGCTTTGCCAGGCATCAGGAATCCCTTTCTCTTAACTCATCATATCCTTTTAATTCAATTCCACAATTATTTCATTCGATACGGATTTAATTAGCATGGCAATATCTACAGCAAAATATCTGCAGAAAGCAACACCTAAAGCGGTCCCGGAAATGGAACACAGCCAGCAGGTAAATGAATTTGAGGATATGTTTTCGATCATCAGGATAGCCAACCTTTCACTACAATTAGAGCAACAATTCAGTTTATTTTTCAGCGAGATACTGCAAAATTTCGCTATGGTAACAGGGAAAATCCTTTCCAGTGCAGATCTCTTAAAGCTGACCAGAGAGAGACGGCCCAATTTTCAAATCAATTTATTCCATCCATTACTGCTGCAGGTTGCTGGTAATTTCAAAGGCAATATGCCGGGAATCGAATTTTCAGGCAGGAATCGGGATGATCATGAACGTGCATCGATGTTTAATGACTTGAATAACTACATTCTTTACACAGGAAACGATATTGTTTACGAAATGGCAAAGGCTTATGTAGCTTCACAGATTGGCAGAATATCGTGGATTAAGCAGGAACATACCTACATAAATGATGAAGAAGGTATGGTGGATATCAATTACTACAATAAGTTTTTGAAGTTTGATGCTCAGGTAGATGAAAGACGTTTCGATCATTGCAACTTTATTATTGATGAATCCTGGTATTACCCGGAAGAACTCATCCAAACCTACGCGAAAAAGAATCCAAAGCTGGCTAATGAAATTGATAACCAGGCAAAGATGTTGTTAGGTCCGGATGAGAAAAGCAGGAAGCTGGTATTAAGCTGGGCTGAAAGATTGATGAATCTGGTAATTGATTACAGTGGTGAAACAGTTGGATATGACGCGATGAGAGTAGCTTTCGATCTGCAGGGAAATTATCATACACCTGATGGAAGATTCAAAACGATTGATATGTATGAAAGACGAATGATCAACCGGATGAAGATATACGACAGGGTTGAAGCATACGAATATGATATTACTGATCTGGTTAAAGTTAAAGATTATGGCCGTGGATGGTATGATCAGAATATGCTGCAGATGGTTAAGAGCAGAATGACGGATCCAGATCCCTATGTTGAAGAAGTTGCAACGAGTAAGATTTATCAGGTAAGTGTTATTCCGGGGATGAATATCAAGGCTTTTGAAGGACCACAGCAATTGCAGAATGGTAATTTCAAGTTCACTGCTTGCCTGGCTTATGACTGGCACCCGGATATACTTCAAACGAAATCGATGATCGATATGGTGAAGGATAGTGTAAAATCATACAATCACAGGGATAATACGAATTTAACTTACCTGATGAGATCTGCTCATGGCGGTGCATACATTGAAAAGAAATACACCCGGGGATTAGAAGATCAAATGAATAAGTCAAAAATTGCCGGATTTACTGTAGTTGGAGATGGAGCTATCAGTAAAAAAGGAATTATGGAAAGGGGAGTTCCAGCCGTTAATGCCAGTGTTGAAAGATACCAGATGTTGAAAAAAGAAGAAATTGAATCAATATCAGCAGTAACACCACCTAGCCGCGGGATGGCAGAAGGTTCTGGTGAATCAGGGAAGCTATTTCAATCCAAGGTATTACAATCCGAAGTAATGCAGGAATGGGCTTCTGAAAATGCTCAGGCTGCTGAATTACAAGTATGTAAGAATAATCTGTATTATATTCAAAACTTCTTTACTGAGGAAAGAGTATTCAAGATTCAATTCGAGAGGGATAATCCTTATTGGTTGACGGTTAATAAGAAGATTGGACAGGAAGTGCTGAATAATACCAGTGTTGGCAAATATGATGTTATCATATCCAAAACACCATACGGCAGGATGGCAAAGGAACAGCAAAAGAACCGGATGCTGGAAATGATTCAATTACTGATGCAGCTGAATCCGATGTTTGTTGACCCGAAAGCCTTGATAGATATTTATGAGCCAAAGAATAAGAATGAATGGCTGGCCAGGGTTGAAATGATCGAGGGAATAACACAGCAACAGATGTTCCAGGCAGCAGCTATGAAGTCTATGGAAGGAGAGGCTAACAAGTTCTCAATGGGTGCGAATAAGATGAATACCGGGCTGGATATGATGAGCAAAGCCCAGGATATCAATGCAAACAATCCAAACAATTTAATAATGCAATTCCTGCAGAACAATGGTGGTGGGAATGGTAAAAAGAAAGCAGCAGCGTGATAACAGAAGAAACAATTAAAAAAGAAATTGTAAGTGAAGAATATCAATTCTTTGGGAATAGAACTACAATTTGTCATGTGAAATTCAAAAATGGATTTGAAGTCCTAGGCAAAGCGATTACTCAAGACCCTAGTAATTTTAATGCAGAAATAGGTGAGAAATGGGCACTGAAAGACGCTATTGATCAGGCTTTCCCTGCATTTATTTTCCTGCAGGATGAAACTAATTACAGAGGCTGGCCAGAAGAATTATCGAAAAGGTTCCAATGAAGTTCAGAACTACAACGAAATTACAACAGCCAATGCCAGCCTGGTATTATGGTAAGGCTTATGAAAATTACGATACAAACACTGTAGTTTGGGCTATAATTGGTTTTCATACGATAATCAAGATCGGTAGATATGCGAAACAGGCTTGGAATATTTGGAGAGGAAGAAAGACCTGGTTTGATAAACAGTGGATTGATGCTTATGAATTGGGAACCAGAAAAGGATATTTATTCAGGGTTAATGAGGAAAATCATAGTAAATATCAAGTAGAAGAAATAAGACGTAAACTAAATTTAACAAACGAAGGATTACAAAATGTCAAGTTTAATTAAGATTTTTGTTTTAATGCTGATTCTGTCAGCTGTAAATTATGCACAATGGACCAGCAGTAAAGTTTTAATACCGGAAACTGCTGATAGCAGACCTTTCAGGGTGCCTAATAATTATGATTATTTCTCGGGATTAGTTTTCCCGGACACACTAGGCACACACATAGGCGACGTAGGTCACGATGTTATTTTTTTTCTGGTAAGTAATGATACACTGCTACAAGGCTGGGACACATTAAGCTATGATGATGTTGTTTATACTATTACTTTTACAAGCAAAGCGATAACAGTTAAACCACAGGTATCATATGCCTGGCAGTGGTGGAGAATTTATTTTGAAAATGCAGTAGCGGATTCAGTTTACTTTTATCCGCAATTCACTAAAGAATGAAGTAACAACTAATTATTATTTTCACTCAAAACATAAAGGAGTAACACAATGAGAGGGTTCATATTTGCAACCTTAACAATTTTGCTGGTAATGGCATTAGTGGTTCCTGCCCAAATTACTTCGCAAAAAATAAACAAAAGCCAAGGCGAATACAGTTTTATCATTTCAGGAAACCTGGATAGCTTGAATAAATCACCGGGATATGATTCTGTTTGGACCAAAGAAATTGGCTGGCAGGATTACAATGCGGTGGCAAACTTTACAATTACATACAGTTTTGTATGTGCTGCAGGTGCCCCGAAATGGGTTATTGAAGCCTGGGGAAGCGGTGATAATATCACCTATAAAAAAGCTGCTGTAGTAGCCGATACATCAACATCAGAAACATATACATTAACTTATGATGCTCTTGGTTCAATCCGAACTCCATACTTAAAGTTTCTGATACATCAGGTGGCAACAGGCAGGGATAATGCTGTATTTACATTCGGTTTTTATTCGCATGAAGCTGATAACGGATACAGATATGGGGTTGTAGGTAATAAATAAACTGCATTGTCTGTAACAGGATAGTGCAGAAATAAGTAAATTAAAACAAAGAGTAACATCAATGTTCATTACAAATAAAATGTTTTTACCATTCTTCAACTCAGAGGGTGGTGCATCGGGTAACACTGATGAGAAAGCTAAAATCGAAGCCGGGAAGGGTAACACCGATAACGAAAAGGATGAGATTGCAGCAAAAATTGAGAAAGACCTTGAAGAATCAAGAGCCAAAGTATTCGCTAGTGAACCGGGTGAAGGTGTAATAACCGAAACAAAACTAGGTGAACAGCCAGCACCAAAACCTAAAGAGGTTGAAGGTGTGATTACTTTGAACGATGATTTCATAAAGGGTGCGGAAACAAATGAAATGTTCAAGAACTTGGATAAGACTGATGTTTCTGTTATTCTGAATAAAATTAAAAACAGTCAGGTAGATGCTAAAGTTCTCAAAAACTATGTTCATGGCCAAGTCAAGTTAGAAGAATACAATCGAACAAAAGACCCGAAAGTCTTTGAAGATAAACAGCCGGATGAAGGATTTGCTAACATTTCTGAACGGACCGAGGAAGATTACGCGGAAAGTCTAGAGCAGCTTGATGATAAGGAAAAGGAACAAATTAACCAGGCCAAGCTGGCAGCAATTTACAATGAACTCAAATCCGATTATAAAGATATCACTCTTGATGATTTGACGGATGAAGATTCATTGAACAGCTATGTTGCTACATTGATGGTGAACAAACCATTAACGGCCAAGAAGTTTGAAACCGCCTATTATGCTGCTGAAAAGAAGATCACCAAAGAAACGAATGAATATGTTGATAGAGCATTAAATTTTGGTGATTATATGCGGAAGGATGCAAAGGAAATTGTTGACAAGTTCACGGCCGGATTGAAAGCCAAAGGAATTGATCTGAAAGATTTGGAAGTAGATCTAAATGAAAAGTGGATTACTAACAATATTGTAAAGAAAGCCGATGGCAAGCTGAATACTGATGTAATCAGTTACTATCGGAACAAAATTCCAATGCTGAATAAAACTGTTTTCTTACAGGCTTTGCAGGAAAAGTTTGATTCGCGTATTACAGAACTAACCAAAAGGTCAGGGATTAACGAATTTATTGAAGGGAAGCGGAAGAAAGACGGCAATCCTAGTATTTCCAACAGCCCTGCTGGTGGCAGACAAAAGATTGACGATGCAGTTCCGGATTCCATTTCGACAAAAGAGTTCCCGGGCTTTGAGAATATTGACAAGGTGCTTCAACAGAATCGAAAGAAGATTTTTGAGAGTGGTGATAGCGTTTATCCTGAATAGTTAAAAACTATTTATAAAGGAAATAACGTAATGAAAACCATCGGAAAGATGTTGTTTTTGGTTCTTGGGTTCTTTCTTTTCGCTGGCGTATCTGCATCAATTAACGCTGATATACAGCACTTATCCCCCGGGACGGTGCTGTCTGTAGCTGTAGTTGGTGGCTATCTTAATCCTGACGTTCAGATGTTCAGGGTTAATTTAGGTAAAAAGGTTGCCTACGAAGTGTGGTGGAGATCAAAACTATCCAAATTTATCTCCATGATCAATATGGTTAAGTATAAGGAAACCGGCGAATATTCTTCTATGAAAGGAAGTTTACCACCGTCAGCCGGAATAGTTCATGCAGTTCAGGATTTTGAGGCAAACGGTGGTGTTGACTATGAAATGCCAATCCTCAGACCACTTACCGGACAGGGTGTTATAGGCACTCATCCACTCACCAATCAGGGTGAAAAACGTATGTGGTTCACTCAAAAGCTGAAAATCAATATGAGACGTCATGCACTGGAAGTCAGAGATAACGAAATGACAGAACAGATGCTGGACCCGAAGATATCCGCAAAGTTACTTGAAAGAGGTTCCGGTGATCTACAGGATTGGTTCAGCAGATTGCTGCCGTTTGAAATGTGGTTCTCACTATTCAGAGGATATTCAGAGAATATTACTGATACATCCTTTGGAAGAAGTGTGAGTGCTAAGTCTCATCCAAATGCTTATGTGCAGGGATATGGCCATATTGATTTTGATACTGCATATACATTCAATGCTGCATTTGAAACTGCTTATGCAACAGGCCTGGCTACATTGTCAGACACCAGTGCAAAGTATTTCTCAGCACAGTCAATCAAGAATATGGTATTCCTGGCACGTAAACATCGTATTCAGCCAATAGTTGTAAGAGGGTATGAAGTATTTCTAATATTCGTAACTTCTGCACACATGAGACAGTTGAGAAACGACCCTGAATGGTATCAGGCCCAGAAGGATGCTGCACCCCGTTCATTAGATAACCAGATATTCACCGGAGTGTCAGAAGGTTATTTGTATGAAGGTGCATACATTTGTGTTGATGATACTATTCCTGCGGCCAGAGTATCAGGCGATACAGATCTGACAGTATTTGGAATAGCTTACAGTTCTGCATTAGGCACTGTTAATTATGGTGTTACTAATTATATGGCTAATCCTAGGGATTTAAGCCCTAGGAAAGCAGCCGTATTGTTAGGTGCAGGTGCTGTATTGGCAGCCAACGTAAAGGGCTTCAAACTCACAACTGAAATCACAGATCACGGCCAAAAGATTGAAGATGGCGGAAGAATGATCTATGGTTTCCAGAGAACCGATTTGATTGACGATGATAACGTATTAGGAAATGGTGCGAATTTGTTCTACGATAACACTTCAAGTCTTTTGTATTGGACTTGGACCCCTGATATAATCACAGTATAAAGAAGGAGAAATAATAATGTTTAGTAAATTAAATCTAGCTTCTAACGAAAATCAGGGATGGATGGACAGATTCAATATAACCGCTGGTTACGCTGATCTGGAAATTCAGGTTCTTGGTGCAAATAACAACACACAGGTAATTGGATATTACAACGGCACAGGTGCTTGGACTATTGGCAATTACGCGAACTTTCCAAAGGGAACGATAATTTTCAATAACCAAGATCATAAAACCTATGAAAAGACCGGTGCAGTTGGTGTTGATACCTGGGTAGCTTCTGCAGCAAGATCATAACTGATTAGTAGTTAGTCAATTTGCCGGAGTTTGAAATATAACTCCGGTTGTTATAAAAATGTTCAATTAAATATAAAGGAAACAGAAATGGAACAGATTCTTCCAACACGCAAAGGGACGTCAATAATTTACGAAAATGGAAAGCCAGTTGAAATCAACAGTGATTTTGTTGATGCACTGATCAAAGCAAAGCCTGATGTTTATTCAAAAGTTCCACCCGGGCAGGCTGGAAAAGTTGAAAAAATAAAGAAAGAGAACTTGAAAGAAGTTAAGGAAAAACCACAGGAAGTGAAGAAAAGTGAATCAGATGGTAAATTCACAGTTGATGATCTGCTGGCATTGGAATACAAGGAATTGCAGAAAATGGCAAAGGGTGTAGGAATAGACCCAAAACAGAAGAAAAAAGAATTAGCAAATAAATTATTCGAGAAATCACAGGAATAAAATGCTGCCAATCGTAAGTAAAAAAACAATGTATCGGGGTGAGTTAACCACACTCATCCTGATAGTTGACGGGGATTATACAGACCGCAAAGCTGAATTTATTGCCCGGAACTCGCGGGAATTGGGTGCCGATATCTACATTCAGAAACAAAACGCATTAGCTGGTGGGAGTGTTTCAGAGATCGATGAAACACTGATCGATTCAGTAACACCCAATAAAACGAAATTCCAGGTGATTCTTGGACCGAGTGATACTGAAAATTTATCGCTGCAAAAGCTGTATTTTGATTTTGACAGCATAGACCCGGTAGATCTAAGCGACAGGCAAACACTGTTCACAGGAGTTCTGTATATCAATCCTGACGTTAATTCACCGTATCAATCAAACCAGAATCAGAACTATCGAACATGGGGAACTACAGCACAGAGGCCGGATTTAACAGCCAGCGATGTAGGGTTTGAGTATTATGATACAACTTTACAAACACCAGTGTGGTGGAATGGAGTAGTGTGGGATGATCAATTGTAAAAAGATATTGTTGTTTGTTTTCCTGATATCCAACATAATTCTGGCACAGGGTAGTCAAAACAGACTTATCCGGTTTAATGATCTAGATAGTATTTTGGCTGCCAGAGGATTGGTAGATACGGTTGGTTTGGCAACTGCATCAGCATCAGACCGGGAACCGGGAATAGCATTGTTTCGTCAATCAAACGAAACGGTGGATTATGTTAATTTTTGGGAACTTGGCGATTCCATGGATGTTGCTGACAGTTCTGAAGTTGCAGAAAGATTTGCTACTGTAGAGAACGATATTGATTCTCTCTACACAAAGACTTCTCATATAGTTAATGTAGATGAATTTATTGCTGGGCACGATACTACTTTAGGCTGGCAGGATGTGTTAAATGAAGCTACGCAATATTGTATTACGAATAGTGCGACCCTTTATTTGCCAGCAAGAAGATATATGATTAAAGATACTTGGTGGATAGGAACACCTTCAACATTCACCAGTGTAAATATTGTGGGGAGTCTTGGTTACGTAGGATATAAAGGAAGTGTTATCTACGCTGATTTTGGAGATAGACCTGCAATAAACATTCAAGGTGCAAGATTAACAACGATACAGGGATTAAACGTTGTCGGGAAGAATCTTGATAAAGTAACTACTGCGATTGCCACAATGCCCAATGACGAGTCTGAATATATAGACGCTGGATTGACCTCTGGGAGATATAACCCTTATGCCGGAATAACAATAGATGGATATACTTCACCACAACCAGATAGCCAATACTATACTAATCACGCTTATAATGGTGCTCCCAGTTATGGAGTTACACTTAGAGATGTGAACATAATGGGTTTTGTAGTAGGTGTTGCTCTTGACCCTTCTGCGACCAATTCTAATGGGGATAATTGTGCGTTAGAAAGAGTCCATATTTCATTTTGTACTTATGGTGTTTCTGCTGGTGGTTCACAGAATAGAGAATTTATTATATCTAATTGTGGAGTAGGAGCTACTTATTACAATTTTACAACAAGAAGATTCGGGAACGAATTAGCTCCTGCAATGAGAATAATAGGCGGATTATATGGTCTAAGTTATGGTATGTTTGATTTTACTGGTGATGATGTAACTTATGTTGCAGGTATTTATGCCGAATCTATTAAGAAAATCGGTAATCTTGGAGGTGTGGGCACAGTGGATGGTGCAAATTTTGCGTTTACCTTATCAAATAGTTATGGTTTACCAGATGCTATCGCAATAATTAATGGGGGGATAACTTTTAATGGATGTTTGTTTGGCACACAAGAAACTGGGATATTAAATATTGTAGGGAGTAACGCTACTTTTAATAATTGTAGATTCTGGACTCTATGGGATGATATTTATTATGCAGGGAGAAGTTATTATAATGCACCGATTATGACTTTTAATAATTCTACTGCGTTTACTCTACGAGATGGGTGGTCATATATACCCTTTGCGACAAATAATAAACGCTCTGTATTAACCACAAGAATTGAATATCCGCCTTTTACATCATCATATCAAACTAAGGATAGTCTATATACGATTTATTCTGGTGCGGATGTAGATTACGGGCATATAATTATTAACGTAGATACAACATATTGGTTTGAAGATACATTAAATATTGAAACAATAACGACAGGTGAAATTCTTGAAGATGATATTATATATTGGCAGACTTCATTATATGGTGCAAGCCAGTATATAGTCCCTATGCTAAAAATTGAAAGTGTTAGTGGAACATCTGCAAAGGCTTCTAAACTATTCGATTCTACGAATTATGATTATACCTATGACCCAGATTATATGTTCATAGCACAAAGAGAATGGGCAAGTAATGTAAATTTAACGGGAGATATTACTTCTGGTAAAGACACAATCTTTAATGTTTCTGATACCTCCGTTGTCATAGTAGGGGATTTTATAAAGGGGACTGGACTGCCTACAATTACAAGGGTTGAATATGTGGGTGGAGATACAATTGTTATTTCTAAAAATGCAACTGCTACGATAACAGGTACACCTCTTTACTTCGGTAAGATTAAAAATATAAGACCAGATTTGAATGATTTAAGTGGTATTGAAAATTTACCAAGTAAACTTGGCGAATATTTGCCAACGGACTCAACTGGATTAGTCAGCAATGAAATTTATACTAATTATATTGATGGTATAGTACATTATAGAATCCCTGCGGCGATTATAGATAATGGAGATTTCAATGATTGGGAATACGGGGGTGGCTTCCATCCGGTAGGTTATAGTGGTGGTTCGGGGGATACAACTCACGCATATTTAGAAAACACTGATAACCAATTACATATAATATCAGATGGTTTAGCACAACTTAATTATTATTATGAAGACGCTTCTGCGGTAGTGGGGAAAACCTATGGGTATTCATTCGAGGTTATTTACCAAGCCTCTGATTCTGCGATTACAATAGGCACAGGAGGCGGATTAGTGAACCCCGATGGGTATTCTTCGGTTTTATCTCTTGGTGTTAATACGGGTAGGGCAGTTGCCACGTCAACTTTTTTATTCTCTTTTTATACCCTGCCTTCCGAAACCTGTGATATTATTATAGATAATGTTAGAATTTGGGAAATTGGCGGGGATGTGCAAGCACCGATCTATCCATT